CACTAAACACACCCGAATCGGTGTCACCATAGATTATGCTTTCGCCGACATGGTTGTATGATCCGGTTATGATCTCGTTGATCTTGCTCTGCATGTGCTTGACGATGCAGCGTCCGCTCAGCGTGGTGCTCTGTGCCACTCGCGGATCATACCAGCGCGATCCAGGGTTGCCAACTGCGCCATATACCTACATCTTCAATCCGAGTCGTTAATCCGGATTCGCATCTTGCGATGCTGCTGCATGTTACCATGCAGAGGAGACTATATCACCATCCCTGTGGGATGCCGCCCGTTTCGATCCACTTGGATCTACGATCTCTCGATCTAGTCGTTGAACCTTCACCATCCCTGGTGCTTGGCTGCTGATTGTCCCTGATGAGGAGTTCCCAGCAATTAGAGCGGTTTGCATTTGATTGTTGCCAATCAAAGTCGCAATATCTACGAATTTAGCAAGATTTTCTTGATCAACTGGCGCTGATCATAGAATACCTGCTGGCGCTTGCAGTGTGCTTTGACATCATCACTTGTGGCAACTATCTTGTTTGATTTCGTTAGTTTGAGACCATTTGCCTTGATGAAGTTTGCCAATGCGCGAGCATCTCTGTTCTTGATTAGATTGATGGTTAACTCCATTAGCTTCTCCGTCTGATATTTGGTATAATTTACTAAATAAGTTGATACGTTGTCAAACAAAGGCAAGACCATGGACGATACCACTCGCGTGAAATGCATGATATGCGGTGCATTGAAAAAGGAGCTCAATGGACATATTAGGATGCACGGTATATCCTCTGATGACTACAAGCTATTATACCCTGGCATGCCAATGCTGTCAACAGCATCTAGCTTGTCTAAATCTGCATCCATCAAGGGTAAACCAAGGAAGAAGCCAGATTTAAGCCAGGATGACAGGGATAGGCGGCGGCAACGGTTGGCAGATCGCTGGGCTACCATCAAGGCAGAGATGGGTGACGATGCCTATGCGGCAATGAAAAGGGATCAAGCGGCGGCTATGCGCACGGCCAAGGGGCTAGATTATAAACACTCTGACGAAACCAAGAAGAAGATGCGTGGTCCGCGCCAGCATGTCCGTGGTAGGCCCAAGTCTGACGAACATCGTGCCAAGCTGTCAAAGGCGGCGAAGTCTCGTGTATCAAGCGGTCCTAGGTCAGAAGAGACCAAGGCAAAGATGCGCGAGGCTTGGGTCAGAAGGAAGGCTAATAGCCTATCATACCAGGCATATGTCAAGGGTGTCAGAGAGAGGATGACCACACCAGAGGCCATAGCTAGGGTTAGAGATAGCGTCTCCAAACGCCTGCAGAATCCAGATTACAACCAACGACAATATGGTACTCGCATAGAGATCATGTTAAAGGAGTGGTTAGATGCGCAGGGTATATCGCATGTGCCTCAGTACCAGCTAATGACACCGATTGGCACATTTACCTATGATTTCTTCCTACCTGACATGCGGTTATTTGTCGAGGTAGACGGTGAATATTGGCATGGTAAGAGCCTCGAGCAGGTTAACCGCGATAGGTTAAAGATGAGGCTCGCAATTGAGGTTGGCATAGGCTGTGTCAGGATATCTGATAGAGATTGGCGTCCTGAAATGATACTGGCATCGCCTGCCGAGATTGATCTTCATAACGACGCTATCATACAGCGTCGCCTTGATCATCTTCAGCGAGGATCTTCATGACCTCGTTAGCTAGATCTGCGTCGATCTCCAGGCCAGATCCTGCTAATTCACTATATACCCTGTATTCTGCCTGCAGCTCCTTGCGTTCAGCAAACCAGCGAGTGAGCACGCCTGGTATCAGTCCCTGCTTGCCATAATCAAAGATGGTGCCGTTGGCACTCAGTGTCAACTGCTTGCCGCTGTTCCATACTAGATCGTACACTTCCTTGGCCGTGACCACCACTTCGTTACCATCTTCAAACTGTATGGTCACTGGCGTGTTGTTCTGTTCCATCACTGCCTGATATTCCAGCGTGCCAAACACGCTGTTCCATGCATCAGCAAATGTCTTCTTCTGTGCTATCTGTGCTTTGACAAACTGATCTGTGGCTTCTGGCTTGATCTGTCCCACGATGGTTTCTGTGCTCATGTTCAGCGCACGGATCACTGATGGATACAGTGAATTGATGTCCACGCCGCCGATCCAGTCGTGCATGCCTGGCTTGGGATCTGCCACGTATGCACCCACCACTGAGCCACCCATCTCTGCTTCTTCGTCCCAGCGTGCCTGCTTCTCTTCTTCGGTCTCACGTATCCTTGCTGGCACCATGAGATCCATGTCATGCGCTGCGTTCACGATGGCCTGGTCAATCAGCGCCACAGCACCCATGGTTGTCTGCAGCAGCACGCAGTTGGTGTGTGCGATGTTGTTGGCCAGCTCGATGAAACGGAGCTTGGCATCGATCTTGACCAACAGCATCACATCCTGCCTGCTGTACTCGATGAACTTCTTGAAGTCATTGTTGTATAGCTGATCCAGCGTGCCTTCATATGGCACCTTGCGATCGCCTACCTCATACTCACCGATGGCATCCAAACGATAGCTGTGCATCTCGTGATAGGTATGCTTGCGATACAGCTGCAAGTAATCTAGATGGCAGCGACCAACCAAGTCATAGGTCACTGTCTCGCGGCCATAGCTCTCATATTCTCTCTTCTTTGGATACTTGTTCCACAGACATAGCCTTGCTGTCTCGGATTTGCCAAGAACCTGCACGATGCGATTGTAGATGTAGGGAATATCATAGCTCTCTGAATTCCAACCCGTGAGGATGTCACAGTCTTCGATCAGCGTGAGGAATATGTCCAGCAGCTCTTTCTCGTTGGCACACAGCATGGTGTCTGAGAATTCTGCACAGATGTCTTCAGCCACCTGCTGGCTCATCTTGCGTGGTTTCAGCACCAGCGTGATGTTGCGCTCCATCCAGTTGAGATAGAGGCTGATGGCAGTGATCTGGCTGAAAGCATCTTCGGGCGTGCTGAATCCTCGCAGGGGATCAAAGTCAGTCTCAATGTCGAAGAAGCCCACGCGCAGCTGCGGTGCCGGTGCATCGCGATAGTTGTCATAGAGACAGCGGAAGATGGGATTGATGTCGCTCTCGTGCAGCTTGCCCTTGGGCAGCACACCCAGCTCGCGCTTGAATTCCTTGTCCTTGTTGGTCTGGAACTTTTCCAGCTTGGTGCCAAAGATGCTGGTGTACTTGCCTCGCTCTGAGGGCCAATACACCACGTATCTGGTTGGATGTTCTGTGAGCACTCGCCTGCCATCTGGCAAGCGTTCTGCCACATAGATTGTGTTCTTCTCACGGTCGATGATTGCGTCGACGTAACTCATTTTTACCTCCTTGCCGCTTGTGGCCGGCGAACCTTGCTGTGTGCTGACTTGCCCAGTCAGACCAGGGTCTTGTACGTGTCACTATTATACCAAGCAGCGGCATCAGACACAATGTCTCTGAGATTCTTTATTGGCTGCCAGCGTAGGTCTCGCTGTATCAAGTCTGTGTTGGCCAGAGTGAACGCAGGGTCGCCTGGTCGTCGAGGACCAATCTCATAGTCCACGGGCTTACCAGTCATGATCTCCACCGTCTTCAGCACTTCCAGCACTGAGTAACCCTGACCGCTGCCTAGGTTGTAGGCCCAAAATCCAGGATTGCTCAGCAGCCATGCCATGCCCATCACATGTGCACGAGCAATGTCGCTCACATGCACATAGTCTCTGACACAGGTGCCGTCGGCAGTGACATAGTCACCACCATACACATGGAATTTCTCACCTCTGAGTTGGCTTTCCATGATGCGTGCTATGATGTGCGTGGCACCGGGTTCCTGCCCAAGATTGGCCTTGGGATCAGCTCCCACTGCGTTGAAGTAGCGGAAGGCCACTGCGTTGAGACCGTAGGCTGCACAGTAATCCCTGAGTATCATCTCACCAACCAGCTTGGTACGACCATAGGGATTCACAGGATTGAGAATGCTGTTCTCACGAGCAGCATCCTGCCCGTCACTGTACACAGAACTGCTGCTGCTGAAGATCACGTTGTTGATCTTGTGCTTGCGCATGTGATCCAGCAGCGTGAGCATGCCGGCCACGTTGGTGCCATAATAGCGTGCAGGATCTGTGACACTGGGTCCAACCAAGCTGGCAGCTGCGCAGTGTATCACTGCCTTGGGCCTCACAGTGGATATGGCATGCAGAGCTTCGCCGCTGTCATAGCTGTTGTGTATGACATCGTCAGCCCACTGATGTGTGTGCGTGAGTGACCGCGCACGATTGTCAATCAACAACACCTTGGTCTTGGTGGTGCGCTTGATCTCAGCAGCTATGTGGCTGCCCACATAGCCGCATCCACCAGTTATGGCTATCCAATTGGCCATCAGTTGCGATTGGCGATCAGTAGGATCTCTTCGATCTCGTCCAGTTCCTCGCGACCATCTGCCAGCGCATCGCGATTTTCCTGCATCTTGTAAGCCACGCGGATGGCCTTGTTCAGCACGGCCTTCTTGATCTCAAGCTCGCCTGCGATGGCATCCACGGTCTCCTTGAGACCTTCTCGCAGTGTTTCTACGTCGCGAGTGATGGCCACGCCCTGTGTGATCAGTTCTTTTACCTTGGCCTTGTCGCTCTCGCTGAGGCTTCCGATGCTCATGTGAATCTCCAAAAGTTAACAATGTTTGATGTTAAGGTTATATCAACACTGTGTCAACTCAGTGGCCCAGCAGGCTGCTGATGGATATCCTGTCGCTCAGCGACATGGTGCCAGAGAAAATTGTGCCCACCGACACAGATTGCGCTATGAGCAGATTGCTGCCTGCTCCGCTGACAGTGATGCTGGCAGATCCAAACATGCCGTACATCTGCACGCCGTTGTTCCAAGGCAACCATGTTTTACCATCAGTGCTGGTCCAATAGGTGTATTTGGTTAGATTGCTGTATGCACCGGCTACCCAGTGATCAGTGAACCAAATCACGCTGCGCCAGAAATAGCCTGGTTCTACAAACGCCGACCATCCTATGCCATCATTGCTGAATATCAGCGAGCCGCTGCTGGCAGCCACCAGCTGACCGTCAGGATTACTGGCAATGGCCACGAAGTCTGATTGGTTGCTCTTGGCACCGCCGCCCAGTGGTATGCTTGTAGCTGAACTAAAATTGGTGCCCAGCAAGGTATTGGTGGTGCTGCCATAGGCCTGTCCCAGCAACATGCTGCCTGTGCTGTTGATGAGATCGCTGACACTGCCAAAGAATGGGCTGCTTGACCACGTGGGATTGCCCAGATCTGTGGTGTTGATTATCACACCGCGACCGCTGAAATACAGCGTGCCTGCTACCTCTGCCACGTCATAGAGCGGACGGTTCACAAAGCTGCTGGGTATGCTGACCTGCACCCAGGTGTTGGGATCCGGAACGTCGCCACCACCTATCCAGTTCACGTCTTCTGTGTACCATATGTCTGGTTGACCGTTAATGTGTCCAACCGCTACCCACACTGAGGTGGTCACAGCATTTACCATGATGGCATCAAAATATCGCACATTATGGAACCAGCTGTTGGGGTAGGGATGCGTGAATGCTTGGTCCCAGCTATAGGGGCTGCCACTTTCGTTGATCAGTATCTGTGCCACCTGATCATTGAGTTCGTATTCACCTGGCAGCGTGTTGTGATCGTTGTAGATCCTCGATCCAGCAATGGCAAATATGGGCCTGCTGCCGCCGTTGGTGCCCCAGCTCACTCCCAGCGCAGTGAAGTTGGCATCCAACAGCCTATCAGCAGTCCACGTGACCAGATCTGCGCTGGTCGCGCTCCAGCCGCTGTCACTGATGGCCACGAAAACGTTACCACTGCTGTTGGCTGTGATGCCTTGTGCCCGCATGTTTGGCGGGAAAGGTTGCGTGATCTGAGCAGCACTGCTCCACAGATAGCCATCCGTGCTGGTGGTGATGCCGCCCACACCTATCACGCGATCGTAACGCTGACCTGCACCTATGAGTATGCTCATCTCTGCTCCGCTGTGGGATATTTATGGATCACTTGATGCCGATCTTCATCCAGCGCACATAGCGATCATCTGGATCGCGCAGAGGTATGGCTCCCAGGAACAGCGTTTCTGACAGCGGATACTCTTGATCAAATCCATCTAAGCTATCAACAGTGTTGAATCTGTTCTGTGGCTCGTTGCTGCGACCCTGCACTGCTACCCAGGTACCAGTAGGTATGTTTGACAGCCAACCAGCATTGCGCATGTTGTTGGTGCTGTTGTTGATCACCAAGCTGGGTGCTGGCACATCGTAGTTGATGGTGTTGGCATCAGCGGCCACGCTGATCAATCTGCCCTGCTTGTACAGCTTAGGCATCAGACGCTTGCTGACTGCGAGATATCGCGGATTGAGGTCCACATCCACCATGGTGCGAAACGGAACCTGCTTGATCAGCATGAACAGTGCCATGTTACCATACCAGCTGCCCAGAGAATATACAGTGTTGAATATGTTGACGTTTTCTTCCTGCATTAGGCGTTTTAGCGCCCCACACATCCACAGCTTGCTGAGCATGAGGCTGGGCGTGAAGCTGCCTTTGATCGTCTCTGGAGCGGATTCTGTAATCATCCACTATTTAACGGGCATGCGTGCGGGTTCTGACCGCGGTACCGCTCAATACCCTGCTGTTGTGCCTTGATTTAATGCTCTTGAGATCTGTGCGAAGCTGCTCCATCTGGCGTGCTTGATCTTTGACCAAGCGCTCCAGCTCTGTGATTCGCTCATCCAAGTTCTGATGCTGCGTGCTCATGGCAATATTTAGCTGCAGAGGCAAGCAAGGGGCGCACGCGCCCCTGCCCACACACCAATCTGCGCAATCTGGCAGTTACTTGGTGCTTATTGTTGCCCAGATCTTCTTGTCTTCAGCTTTCTGTGCTGCTGTGAGCGGCTCATAGTCCATCGCTTCTGCTTCCTTGTCGTGAGCGAAAGCAAACTCAAAGAACTTGATGGCATCTGCGGCTGCCTTCTTGTCTTCTGGAGCCTTGTACATCACGATGTAGCTGGTTGCGATCATGGGCCAAGTGCCTTGGAAGCTCTTGAGGCTTGGCTCCACTGCTTTGCCATCAGCACCGATCATCTTGGTCCAGCTGAGGTTGTTGCTCTTGGCGTAGGCGTATTCCACATAGCCGATGCTGCCGTTGGTCTGCATCACATTGCTGGCCACGCCGTCGTTGCCCTTGGCGCCGATAGCACTGCCAACCCACTCAACCACCTGACCGGTGCCGAAATTCTTCTTCCAGTCTGCGTTGGCTTCACTGAAGAAGCGTGTGAGGTTCCAGGTAGTACCCGAACCATCTGAACGGCGTATCTTGATGATTGGAAGATCTGGCAGCTTGATACCAGGATTGAGATCTGCTATTTCCTTGTCGTTCCAACGGCGGATCTTTTCCATGTAGATCTTGGCAATGATGTCTGTGTTCAGCACCAGCTTGCCGGCTTCAACTTCTCTGAGATTGACCACTGGCACGATACCGCCAACGATCATGGGGAACTGCACCTGGCCCTTCTTGTCCAGGTCAGCTGGGCTAACTGGGATGTCTGTGGCGCCAAATGTCACGGTCTTGGCATCAATCTGCTTCATGCCTGCGCCTGAACCAATGCTCTGATAGTTGAGCTGATCACCGCTGGCAGCCTTGTAGGCGTCTGCCCACTTGCTGTAGATAGGGAATGGAAATGTGGCACCCGCACCGGTGGTCTCACCTGCCCATGCTGTGGTAGCTGCCAATGCAGCCACGGCTGATAATGCGAGTTTCTTTAGCATCGTTCGTGTCCTCTCTCTGTTGGTATTCCAGGAATATTTAAGAACCTTAAGATGACAAAACGATTACAAACAGATGACAAACGCCGTCATAGTTGCCTGATGTATGATCTTATTGTATCATTGATGTCCCTGGCGATGCGTTTTACTGAATACAAGCCATGGCTAGGAAAAGGTCGGTAGTCATAGACGAAGTTATGAGGTTGCCAAAATGTCACAGGTGTGCCCGCACGTATGTCATCAACGAACTGTGTGTCACTGAGGTAATGCTGATCGTGCTTGAAAGCACAATATGGATGAGCGTGATTCCTGCCGCCTGTGAGCAACCAACTGACAGTGGGAAAATATGCTTCTTCCAACGCAACGCTGCTGACGAAGTCACTGACGTTGTTATCAACTGTTGTGATCTTGGCTATCTCAGTGAACAGTGCTCTGCTCCACCAGCAGCCCTCTTGTAGATTACCCAGATAGTGTTCCAGTCCCGGCATGGCCACACGCAAGCGCAGCATTGGCGGCCAGTTGGGGTCAATGGGCTGTGTGTCTGGGGTAAACCACAGGCTGTGGTCATAGGGAGCTATGTGTGCGGGCATGCCTTCGCGAACAAAAAGTTCGCTGCTGTGCAGGATGGCCATGTGAGAGAAGCTCAACCCAAGCTCAACTGCACGTTGGAAATTGCCCACATGCGTGGGTACTTGGCTGTGTGCATGGTTGGTGTGCCAGCGCTGAGGATTGGCATAGACGTTTGGAAGATCGGCAATGCTGGGATCAAATCCATCCCAGGCTAGGTTCACATGTATCATTATGGGATGATCAGGTCCATTGAAGCGCCGCACGTTGGCTATGGTGTCGCGTATGGTATCGTTTGATTCATGCACTGGCAAGCTGAATAGGACTGTGGCCATGTGAAAGTTTAACACCCACGCTGTGTGAGATCAACTGTCTTTTTCAAGGTCCTTGAGGAAACTGTTGATGTCTGCCTCGCTGTAGCCCAGCAACCTACCCAGCTCTCTGTGATAGTCTGTGCTAAATCCACTGGAACTGGTGTTGGCCTGGTATATCAACTGTCCAATGCGCTTGATCCGTGCTTCTTCGCCTGGCTGGCCTATGGTATAGAATACAAAGTCATCTGTGGGCAGTCGCCATTTCTTGACCACCCAGGGGTACTGGTCCATGATGGGTTCGTACAGCTCGTTCCAAGTGTGGGGCGCTATAAGCGCTGCGGGTTTGGTGCCTGCTTTCATCATGGCCAGCTCGTTCTCGGGCGTGCCATGCGGAGGACCATCGCCTTCTTCCAGAGGGTTCTTGGTCACCATGTAGTACATCTTGGTGTTGGGCGGGAACTCAAAGTGTGACTGGCCCTTGACCCTGGCCTGGGCCATGGCTGCCTTGAAGTGGCTCTCCCACCACTTGCGATTGCGATAGTCTTTGATGCCCAGATAGCTTCTGGGATCTTCCTTGCGCAGGGCTTGCCACTGATCAGCAGTCATTGGTTCTTCAGACTCGTGTGCCTTGGCACGACCTCTGCGCATGTTAAGTTGCCAGCGAGCCAGCTGGCCTTTGCGACCTGATGCCTTGGCAGCTTTTTCTAGCTGTGCTATGGTAGCTCCCTTGGGTATGCCGTGGCGCTGGCTGTCACCCTTGCGACCTGGGCCTTTGCCGTCCGCAAAGTTCTCGCTGAGGTTGTCACCTATCATCCATACCTTGGCTGGAATCTTGAGGATGTGCTTGGCATATCCCAAGCGTGTCTTGCCACCGATCAACCACAGCCTATCGCCTGTGTTGAGGATGATTGGCATCTCCACGGATCGTTCACGGAAGGCTTGTTCAGCTCTGGCCGCCTTGCCAGGTCCGCCTGGGTCTTGGTCTGATCTCAGAGCATGCATCAATGATGCTTCATCATGTGGAGAGTTCTCTATGTCAAGTGAGTGATCTGCGGGAATCGTGACCACCCTTCCCTGTTGTGCTGTGCGTAGCCAAGTAGCCTTGTCAGGGAAATGCTGCTGTAGATACTGCCGTACTTCGTTAGGCACGCCGGCAGCCTTGGATTGGAACTCTATCTCTTCCCACTCAAAATCAAGGTTTGGTTTGGTCCATGTGATTTGCTTGTCTTGTTCTTCTTCATTGACTGGCTTGGCATCCAGCGCGATCCACGCAGGACCCTTGTAACCATTGGGAAACTGCTTGAAGTGCTGTATGGTCCTGTGCCAACCTTCTATCAGCTCATACTGATTACCTACCTTCTTGAGTATCACGGGTTCATCCCTGACACCACCCTGCTGTGCTGCCAGCTTGGCCTGCATATCATGGCGTTCAGCATCCTTGGGAATACCATAGGGATTTACAGTGCCGCCTTGTCTCTCCTTGATGCGGCGCACCGTGTCTGGATCCAGGCTATCAAACGTGAAATGGAAATTGGGCACGAACTTCCAACGTGTCTGCGGAGTCATGCCTTCACCATCCAGGGTGCGTTGTATCACGGTCTGGGGATCGTCACCGCTGGCATCCCAGTCGCCTCTGAAGTGATTGTACATCCAATCACGCAGCACATAGTCTGGCCAGGCTGGCAGATAGCTCTTGAGCCATTTGAAAGCAGCCTCTCGAGTCTCTGTCAAGTTCTCTTCAACGCTTTCATTGGGCACGCAGTTGTTCACACGCACACCATTCTTGAGCTTGGTACCCTGCTTCTTGTAGCCAGTCCAGCACTTGCGATCCAAGCGTTGCTTGGCTTCGTATACCGGCATTGCTGCTGCAGCATCGATATGCTCGTAGAAGCGACTGTCAACCTGCTTCTTGAGATCAGCTATGGCTTCATCTCTGGTGCGGCCCTGCTTGATCAGCGTCTTGATCATGCCGTCAATGATGGTCTTGGCCTTGCGCTTCTTGGCCTCGGCAATTGGTTCTGCGACCTTGGTGCCAAAGCTGTGTATGATCTGCGGCTTGTCGCCTTCGCCGGGTCTGAACATCATGTGAGGAGTCAGCCCCTGAGTGACCATGTCATCGCGCCACTGAAAGATGTCAATGTAAACGTTTCTAGCGTTCAGTGCTGTCTGGCCCCAGATCCTATAGGTCTTGCGCAGCGCAGGCAGCGTGCCTTCCACTGAGAACGTGCCAGTGCGAGCATTGGTCTGGAACCTCACGTATCCTGCTAGGAAAGCTTCTGCTATCCGCATGCCATGTTCACGGCGCAGATGAGCTTCGTGTCCCTGGTCCTCAACATATTCAACCTTGCGATTGGGGGTGATCCATCCACCATACTCGTTCATATCCAACCAGGCTTCGTCTAGGCTTTCTGTGGTCTTTTGTGTGTAGCTGGGTTGTGTCTTGGCGCCAGTGGCTTTGACTGCTGCCAACAACAGCTTGTTGCCTGCTGCTTCGGCATTGTCTAGTGCTTCTTGCCTGCTCTGTGCCTTGATGCCAGCATCCTTGAACAACCGAGGATCGCGCACATCTGAGGTAGGGTTGGACAAAGGCTTGCCGTATACATGGTATTCTGGTTCTTGATAGTGTTGCAGCATCCATTGGTTCACAGCTGCTCTGTCACGCAAGAACTGCAGCTTGGGATGGTTTGGTATGGCACTCTTCAGCAGCTTGTAGAAAGCTGCCTGGCGTTCTGGATGTGCGTCCATGTGCTGTACCAGCAGCCAAGCTGCGAAAGGAGCAGCTGGGTAATCACCATTGCCTTTGTCGCCAAGATCTGAGAATATCTGTGCCTTGTTGGCATCGATGAAACGCCAGACACCCTCTTGCCATGGTGCTCGCTGTGTGGCATCAGCATAGGCCTGATCCTCGCTCATCAGCTTGTTAAGCCTGTCTCTGAGTGCTGCGGTGGTCATGCCAGCGGCTTCTTCCAACCCAGCTTGCTTTAGTTGATCATAGTAGTAGAGGTTCTCACCCAGATGATCTAAAGCTATCTCGCGAGCCACAGCACGATCGGTGGTGTGCTCCAGCTCGACCTTGGTGCCCTTTTTCAGCTGGCGCTTGATCTCTGCCACACCCACGGTGTACTGCTTGGCCAGCACTGCTTCTGTGGGAGTGTGGCTGCCTGGCAACGCGCTCTCATGCAGTATCCAAGTGTCTGGTATCTCACCATATTGGTCAACCCAGAGATCATGCATCTTTTGGCCGCTGATGCCGTGAGCCTTGGCAATGCTGGTCATGAGCCCATTGATGATGTCGTACACAGCATCCTTGTCGCCGGCCTTGCTCTTGATCAAGCGCTTGCGTGCCAGCAGTGCTGCTTTTAGCTCTGGCACTGCCTGTGCATCCTTGTGGTGATCCATGTTTTCAAAAGTCTTCTTGTTCTGTACAGCACGATACTGTGCCATGCGTGCCATCTTCTCGCGCTGCTCTGGCGTCTTGCCCACAAACTTGGGATGTGAGCTAGCCTTGAACACTGCTACCCACTTTTCCACGGGATCTTTATGAGTCAGGCCTTCTTTTAAGGCATCGCGCATCTTGCGAAATTCGGGGGACCTAGCTTTCTTGAACAGCGTCCTGTTGGTGGTTTTCAATACATATTTTATGGATCCGTCTGGACGCTCTTGCTTGAGCACGCCTATGGCAAATTCGCTCGGCTCTGGTTCTCTTATGGTAGCCAAACTGTCAACATCCATGTTTTCCAGTTCTTGCTTGTGATCACGAAGCAGAGTAACGATCATCTTTCCTACTTCATTGGCATCCATCTCATACTGCCATATTCTTTCTCTGAGATGCTTGCTAGCCCACACTTCTCCATCCAATGGCATGTTTTTTAGTAGCACAGGAGGTAGATAAAGATTGGGCGGTAATGGTTTAGGATTCCTGAGTATTTCATCTAAATGCTCAGATTGGGGTTTCCATACCAGCGCAGGTAAACCATGTGTAAAGCCCAGCTTCTTGTAGATAGCAGATAGCGTGCGCGGTGGTATCTTGCCCTGTCCCCATGGTGTCAGCGTCAGCTTCACACCAGCAGCCTGTGCAAGTTCTTGCAGCTTTAATATGGTTTTGCGACCGATGCCTTCTCTTTGTGGATAGGCACTGATCCATGCTATCTCTGCCATATCAGGATCTCGGAGATGAGGCTGGAGCTCAACCAATGCCAGCTGTTCTGGTCCATATACGAACGCTATCTGGTCAGCATTCAGTGGATTCTTTGGCAAAGCGGCGTAAACATCGTCTACGAACTTCTTTGCTCGGCCATCAGGGCGCTTGCCCAGTTGTATTGCTTCTGTTTTTACATCATCCATGCGCATGGTGATATTTATTGGTAAAGGCGCTTGTGTAATTCCAAGATCTAGCCTATAAATAGATTCTCCGAGCGCAAGGGCTACAACCCCCATGCCGTGAATTACCAAGGGGGTTGAAATGAACAAGCTAGAATCATACATCCGCGCCAACACCTTCGACGTACCAACACTGGTGTTAGACATTGACAAAGTAGAAGCCAACTATGCTGAGCTCAAGTCTGGCATGCCCACAGCCCACATACACTATGCTGTCAAAGCCAATCCGCACCCTGCCATACTAGAACGGTTGGTCAAGCTAGGCTGCAAATTTGATGCTGCCAGCACCCAGGAGATTGAAATGTGCTTGGCAGCAGGTGCTGTGCCCTCAGACATCAGCTACGGCAACACCATCAAGCGAGCACAGGACATAGCCTGGGCCTGGGCCAATGGCATCAAGCTCTACAGCGCAGATTCTGAGGAAGAGCTGCACAAGCTATCAAGACATGCTCCCGGCTGCCAAGTGTTCATCCGACTGTTGGTCAGCAGTGCTGAAGCTGAATGGCCCCTGAGCCGCAAGTTTGGTTGCAGCACCAGTTATGCCATACCACTGCTGAATCATGCCAAGGCACTGGGTTTGGAAGCAGTGGGTCTCAGCTTCCACGTGGGTAGCCAAACCAAGCATCCCTACATGTGGTATGACTGCTTGGATACTGTAGCAGCAATATGGCACGACGCTCGTGCTGAAGGTCACAACCTATGGCTGCTGAACATAGGCGGCGGTTTCCCAGCCTACTACGGCGTGGACATCACGGAAGCCAAATCATACGGTGCCATCATCATGACAGAAGTAGAACAGCGGTTTCCGGGAGCCACCTACATCATGGCTGAACCAGGCCGCGGCATGACCGGATCAGCTGGTGCTATCGCAGCAGAGTGCGTGTTGGTATCGCGCAAGACGCCTGGTGATCCTGTGCGCTGGGTATATCTCAACGTGGGTCGCTTCAGTGGGCTGGCAGAAGCCGAAGGCGAGAGCATTAAGTATCAGTTCACTGTGCTGGGCAAAGAGTCAAAGCCCACCTCGCCCTGCATCGTGGCAGGACCAACCTGTGACAGCGCCGATGTGCTGTATGAGCGCAACAAGGTAGAGTTCCCTGTGAGCCTGACCTCAGGTGACAGGGTGATAATACACACCTGTGGTGCCTATACCAGCACCTATAGCACCATTGCCTTCAACGGGTTCCCACCTTTGGCAGTGGTGGCTATCTAGATCAGTGTCCTGCGCTGGCCAACACGATCAAACCTATGAGTACGATCCAGATAGGCAAAATCATCAACACGATTGGTATTATGCAGACAATGATCAGTATCTCAAGGCAGCCACCCAGCCGCGGACTTTCACGGGCTATGATGGCCAAGGCTAGGATGATTATCAGCAGTTCTATCATGCCTATAGCTTAAGGTGTAACTGCTCCAAGAGCAAACAGTTCTGGGTTCTCTTCGTCAAAACGTCGCATGATCTGACCTGCCAGTGCGTTGGCTTCGTTCTCTATGGGGCTACCAGTTGCACCACTTTCGGGACCGATCTTGTGCTCAACATCCTGCTTGTAGTGCACCAGCTCATGTGCCAGCGTGCGCATGATGTCTATGGGATGGCGATTGCGCATGATGATCTTGATGGCCTTGTCATCATTGGTAAAGCGTCCGAAGCTGGGGCTGTCTGGTGCGATCTTGTCGTCCCAGCTCCAGTTTATCTTGGGCAGCTGTTCCAGCCCAATCTCTTCCTTGGCTATGACCAAGAACTTGCGCATGGCATCCAGCAGCTGCTCTTGGCTGATGCCTTGGTCTTCTGTGACTGTGATTGATTCACTGAGATTGTTCTGAGGATCTAGGCTCTTGCCTATGGTGTCTAGCTCTGGCCAATCAACGCCATTCTTGCGCAGCAACAGATATCGCAGGGATGCATCTTCCATGCGATCCAGTTTGATAGCCGTGAGCAGTCCCTTGATCTGTGCGTCTTTGCTCAGTCTATTGGTCTTTTTGCGCGGATCTTGGTTGTACAGTATCAACGGGTCGGATTGATCCACGGGATTGCGTTCTGCACTAAGCGCACGTAACGAACCCCACCATGCGCGATTGGCTTGGCCATCTTCCAAATACTGGTTCAACGATTCAAGAGCTGTGTCGATGTCATCTTCACTGAAATGATCATAGAACGCCTGTATCTCATCTGAGTCAAAGTCGTGATCGTTGAGCACATCGCTCAGCAACCCCCAATAGCCGTTGGCTGCTTCGGCCAGCGTGTCTTGTGGACCATTGGGCTGGTGATAGGTCTTGGCAAAGATGTCTGCTTTGACTGCGCCGTAATCATTTGGTCCATGGCGCACAATATAATCAGCACCAGTGGTATAGGCCAGATCACCCCAGCCGGTGTGCAGCACGCCATCATGATCAGCTATTTTGGCCCATTTCTCCACACGCTTGGGAGTGGCGGTACCGTGGCCATTGTCATCGTACAATGAGGCAAACTTCTCGGGAGTGATTGGATAGCGCTCGCCCTTGGGTCCGGTCATGATGTAGTGACCAGCTGCATGCTTCATAGGACCTTCCAGCGTGTCAACGGTGCCTGCTGCGTCTGCTATCTCATACTTCACAGGCATGGGATTCTTCCATGTCTTGAATGCTCCGCTGCGGAACCAATCGTCGTTTACCCTGCTAGTTTCTTCTACTATGCTGCGCAGGCGCGCCATCAGCTCTGGTTCGTAGGTCATCGTCGCGCTGCCCAGATGTTGTCTACCATGTTAGGCCAGTTGCGTCCAGCACGCTTGGCACGTGCCCGGGCAGCTGCCTTGTCTTTGTCACTGAGATGCTTGTGTTTTTTCACGGGATTTGGCTTGTCCCAGACCTCTGCTTCAGCGACACTAAGCAGTTCGTCTTCGCCTATGGTATAGCTGCGCTTGCTGGCTATATGCGTGATCTTCTGCCCCATGTCATCACCAGTGGCATCTTCGGTGGTATAGCCCATCTTCTCCAACTCATCATAGAGCTCTGCCAGATCCTGCGCCGACTCGTCAGTGTAGTCGAAGCTAGCCTCTTCCCAGAATATCTGCGTAGCAATGTTCTTTGCAGCATGGAAATTCTGTAGATCAGGTCCAGCTGGTCGGCGTGCCAATGGTGCGACATTGCCACCAACCTGCGCTACATTGGCCTTGTCATTGGGTTTGTAATTGTATTTGCCAGGGAACTGCACCACCTCGCCCTCCGTCCATTGATCTCCAGTCTTGCCAGGACCGTTGGTGTCGCCTTCTGGATCCAACGGGTTCTGCAGATACGTGGGTTGATCCTCGTCGATCTTGGCACCCAGCTTGTCGTCAAACATCCGGCGTATGTCTGGCTTGGGCTTGCCGTAGAGGTCAGTGATTATGCGATCGCGTGTGGCAGGATCAGCACTGCGATAGGCCTTGCGTATCTCTGTGGCGCTGGTGGCTGGCTCACCCAGCACGGTGAATTCCTTGGTAGGTGCTGCTATGATGTAACCATGCTGATCCAAGGTCTTGGCCTTGTGCATGCCTGGCCATTTCTGTAGGTAACTGAGGCTGCCATCTTTCTTACGGCCCATGCCATCGGCATCAAACTTGAAGCGAGGATCTGTGTCCATGTCCTTCTCACCAACTGCAAACAGCAGCACAGTGTTTTCGGGCACGAACCTATCAGTTATCTCGCTAGCGCTGTAGGGATTCTTGACCAGCTGTATCTTGTCTGCTGGGATGCCAGCTGCGCGAGCCATGCGTAGCTTGTCTTCGAAGTCAAATGGGCTCTTGTCGGGATCAGTCTTGTTGCTGGTGGCTATGTAAACATTGGGACCAAACTCTGCAACCAGATCGTCGTAAACTGCTTTGTGGCCTCGGTGCAGGGGTTGGAAGCGTCCAGGATACACCACAACGATCTGTGGCTTGCCGCGAGTGGGTGTGTCCTGGTATGACACTGCTTTGTCGTCAGCACTGCTGAGGTTGTGTATCTGTGCTGTCTTGGGTTCACGGAACATGCCATCGCCTGCGGCTTCCATCATGTTAAACTTCATCACCGGGCTGGCAGTGTTGACCCAATCTGGTTCCTGGCTGGGACTGCTGTTGACTTCATCTATGGCAAAGCCAGCTTCGGCAGCAGCCATGCGTATGGTTTCAATGTCTTCTGGCGTGTAACCAACCACTGCTAGGCTGTTGCTCCACGGTTGCAGCTTGCGATAGGGAACGTCGCCGTCTTTGATGGCTCTGATGCTGGCCATCACGGTCATGAAACGGTATTGCGGATAGTTATTGCCGCTGTTCAACTCAGGTATCACTATCACTGGCGGCAGTGTGTCCTGTATGTCAGTGCTCAGCTTCTGGTTGCCAAATGCTTCCAGCAAGCGCCGGCTCTCCAGCATGGGCAGCTTGGCCACTGGACTCACAGTGTTTACCCAGTCTGGTTCGCGGCTGACTTCATCATGCAGCATGTCCAACGTGAAGCCGCTTTGAGCACAAGCCAGCTTGACTATGTCCAGCTCTTGCTGAGTGTAGGGAGCCACTGTCTGCTGAGTGTGCCACGGTATCTGCTTGTTGTATGGATGCTCACCGTTGGCCACAGCCAGTGCTGAAGCCAGCGTGGTACCAAACCTGTAGTTTAGGTAGAGGTTGCCATTGTCAATCTCTGGTATCACACCGATGATGGGCAGTGTGTCTTTGACGCTGCGGCGTATCTTGCCCGTGGGAAAACCTTCGAAGAGATCACTCAGCTTCATGTGTCATGGCCTCACTGAGCTTGATCAGACCCAGCAGCTTATGCTCACGGCCTTCAGGCATGTGGAATTTCATCACTGGACTAGTAGTGTATGTGTCAGGCAGCTCATGGCTGCCATGATAGGCCAGCTCGTCCGGCTTGATACCCATGCGCTCTGCTGCAGCATGTATCATGTCGTGCTCTTCTTTGGTGTAGGCCACAGCTATTGGGATGTCGCGCAGTGCTATGTTGTCAACCACTTCATTCTTCTCAGGCATGCCTGCCATGGCCACCACGAAGCGATAGAAACCATAGCTGTTGTCCATGTCTGGAAAGCTGTGTGTGGCTGGCATGCTGTGCTGGAAGCTGGGTGGTAGGCCGCGCTTGATCTTGTTGTTGCCAGCAGGTACCTCTGGCGTTAGGCTACTCGCAGCAGCTTCAAAAAGGTCTCCGTATAGATCAGTGATGCGCATGGCAGTTCTCCCTGGGTATTTATGGCTAGCAGCTTTGGTTAATCATAGTCTAAGCTATCTAACGCAATGTTAATGGTGTGAAGTTCTGGCCAGTCAACACCCAGATCGTTTAGGGCTTCTACCATGTGCTCTATATCTTCTTTATCACGGCTGTCTTCACCGGTCTTGATCAAACCCAGTAGATGTTTTAGGATTTCAGTCTTTCTAGCAGTAAGTGCCACAGAGAGATCAGGTATCTCAAAATCTAACCTTGAGTTATGCAGTACCATACCAATTTCTGCAAGTTTGTTTGTCACCGTGGCAATCTTGCTTTTCTGCAGCATCAGAGACAGCTTTTTGAAATCGCTGCTGGTGAGAGTTAAATTGCCGAATTGGTCACTGATTATCTCATTGATCAGACTGTCACTGGCACCAAGGCTGCGCTGGATGGCACTCAGCTCTGGCCAAGGACAACGGTTTTGCTTTAACCACTGGAATAGATCCTTGGTTTGCGCCCCGAATCGGTGCTTGATGTTCACCAGCAGTTGGCGCATGACCCTGGCCTTGACTTCAGGATCGGACCAGATTGCGGGATCTGCTCTGCGTATGAGATGATGTATGTTGGGTTCTGCACGCAGGGCTATGATCTGCAGCTCTGCGCTGGGGTTCTTGATGTCGGCAATGC